TGGCCAGATTTTGTAGAGGGGTCCCACCACAGGCACATTGCAGATAAGTTTAATAAATTGGCGACGGGTGAAATAAATCGTCTGATAATCAATATGCCTCCAAGGCATACCAAATCAGAATTTGCATCCTATCTTTTGCCAGCATGGATGGTGGGCCGTGAACCAAAATTAAAAATCATTCAAGCAACACACACGGCAGAACTAGCAATACGATTTGGCCGTAAAGCAAAAAACTTGATTGACTCAGAAGANTANANAAAAATTTTTAAAACAAAACTTCAAGAAGATTCNAAAGCAGCGGGGCGTTGGGAAACATCCGATGGCGGTGAATACTACGCAGCGGGTGTAGGTGGTGCAATCACGGGTCGTGGTGCTGATCTATTAATCATTGACGATCCACATTCAGAGCAAGACGCATTATCTAAAGCATCATTGGAAAGAGCATACGAGTGGTACACATCAGGTCCTCGTCAGCGTTTACAACCTGGTGGAAAAATTATTTTAGTAATGACACGATGGTCAACGAAAGATTTAACAGGTGCATTAGTTGCTTCACAAAAAGAAGTTAAAGCTGACAAGTGGCACGTGGTTGAGTTTCCAGCGATCATGGAACACGAATCAGGAGCTAAACCAGTGTGGCCTGAGTATTGGAAGTTAGATGAACTTGAGAAAGTTAAAGCTGCATTACCTGTTGCAAAGTGGAATGCACAATGGATGCAAGAGCCAACAAGTGAAGAAGGTGCAATATTAAAACGTGAATGGTGGAGGACTTATGAAGGTGAAAATATTCCACAACTACATCACGTGATACAATCTTATGATACCGCGTTTTTAAAAAAGGAGACAGCTGATTACAGTGCGATCACAACATGGGGAATATTCTACCCTGATCAAGATAGTGGTGCCAACCTAATACTACTAGATGCGATCAAGGGTAGATATGAGTTTCCTGAACTTAGACGTATGGCACTAGATCAATATAAGTATTGGAATCCTGAAACAGTCATCGTTGAGGCTAAAGCCAGTGGTTTGCCACTAACATACGAACTTAGAAAGATGGATATACCTGTCACAAACTTTACACCAAGTAAAGGAAATGACAAGCACGCTCGTGTAAATGCTGTTGCACCTCTGTTCGAATCTGGTATGATATGGGCTCCTCAGCAAAAGTTTGCAGAAGAAGTAATTGAAGAATGTGCAGCCTTTCCGTTTGGGGATCATGATGACTTGGTCGATTCCACAACTCAAGCAATCATGAGATTTAGACAGGGTGGATTAATCTCTCACCCAGAAGATTATGTGGATGAAGTCAAAGAGCAAAAGAAAAAGGTTTATTACTGATGTCAGAACTTACAGATAAGTATTCAAAAAATTTTAGTCCAAAGAAAAAGAAGATATTTGAAAAACGTGTGTTTGATAATTTAGGCAACATGTCAGAGTTATCAGCGATACAGTTAGTATTAGCAGAAATGAGAGCAGAAGGAATGAAAGACGGTGGTATGATTGACAAGCCACTTGGATCAGGAGGTGTTAAGTCTGGACCACCGCCAAAGAGAGGTCCCAATCCACAGGGGTTGAATATTCCGTTAAAACAAGTTAAGACATAGGATTGGAGAAATTTAAATGGCAGAAATAGACAAATCGCTTCCTAACGAAGTTAGAACAGAACTTGAAATACCTGGTGAGGAAGTTGTTGAAGAAAAAGAAGAGATTGTAGAAAAAGGNCCTGTTGAAGTTGTNCCTGAAGAAGATGGTGGTGCAACAATTGATTTTGAACCAGGAGCCATTAANNTTCCTGGAACAGAAAANCATTTTGATAACTTAGCAGATATTTTACCAGAAGATATTTTAGAACCATTNGGTAATGAGATGGTACAAAATTATATGGATTATAAAACATCCAGAAAAGATTGGGAACAATCTTACATACAAGGTTTAGATTTATTAGGATTCAAATACGAAAACAGAACTGAACCGTTTCAAGGAGCATCAGGTGCAACACACCCAGTTCTTGCTGAAGCAGTCACACAATTTCAAGCACAAGCTTACAAAGAATTATTACCTGCAGAAGGACCAGTAAGAACACAGATCATCGGTGTATCAAGTCCACCTGTAGAACAACAATCACAACGTGTTAAAGATTTCATGAACTATTTAATCATGGATCAAATGACAGAGTACGAACCTGAATTTGATTCCATGTTATTTCATTTACCATTAGCAGGATCAACTTTTAAAAAAGTTTATTACGATCAGNTANTGGGAAGAGCGGTGTCTAAATTTATACCCGCTGAGGATTTGATTGTTCCGTATACGGCTACCTCATTAGACGATGCGGAAGCAATCATCCACACATTAAAAATTTCTGAAAACGATTTAAGAAAACAACAAGTTAATGGTTTCTATTCTGACATAGAACTTGCACCACCAGGAATGGATACTAACAACGAATTAGAAAAGAAGGAAAGAGAATTAGAAGGAACTAAAAAGACTGGACGAAACGAACCAATGTATACGGTTCTTGAATGTCATGTAAATTTAGATTTAGAAGGATTTGAAGAAGTTGATTCTAATAATGAACCTACAGGTATTAAGCTCCCTTATATTGTTACCGTTGAAGAAGGTAGCAGAAAGGTTCTATCTATTAGACGTAACTATGGACCCGATGACATAAAGAAAACTAAAATCCAATATTTTGTCCACTTTAAGTTTCTGCCAGGACTAGGATTCTATGGCTTCGGATTAATCCATATGATTGGCGGATTGAGCAGAACGGCAACGGCTGCTCTCCGTCAATTATTAGATGCGGGAACTCTCTCGAATCTTCCAGCAGGATTTAAACAGAGAGGTGTAAGAGTTAGAGATGAAGCATCACCTATTCAACCAGGTGAGTTTAAAGATGTTGATGCACCAGGTGGATCATTACGTGATGCATTCTTCCCACTACCTTACAAAGAACCATCAGCAACACTACTACAATTAATGGGTATAGTCGTGGGCGCTGGTCAAAGGTTTGCTGCTATTGCTGACATGCAAGTCGGTGATGGTAATCAACAAGCGGCTGTTGGAACAACGATTGCATTATTAGAACGTGGTTCACGAGTCATGTCTGCTATTCACAAAAGATTATACGCAGGTATGAAAAAAGAATTTAAATTATTATCCAAAGTAGTTGCACAATATTTACCACCAGAATATCCATACGACGTGGTTGGTGGCGCACGNAACATTAAACAAGTTGACTTTGACAACAGAGTTGACGTTTTACCTGTAGCTGACCCTAATATATTCTCAATGGCACAAAGAATATCGATGGCGCAAACAGAATTACAACTAGCNCAATCAAATCCACAGATACATAATCTTTACGCTGCCTACAGAAAGATGTATGAAGCAATCGGTGTTAAAAATATTGATCAAATATTACCACCACCTGCACCAATGCAGCCGATGGATCCAAGTATGGAACANATCAANGCTTTAGCAGGTAAACCTTTCCAAGCTTTTCCTGGTCAAGATCANAGAGCACACATCACAGCGCATTTAAGTTTCATGTCAACTAATATGGTTAGAAATAATCCTGCAATTATGGCAGCAATACAAAAAAATATTTTAGAACACATATCAATTATGGCTCAAGAACAAGTACAATTAGAATTTAGAGAGCAAATGATGCAAACTCAGATGCTACAACAGCAAGCTGCAACGAATCCACAAGCAGCACAGATGCTACAACAGATGGTTCAGCAAATAGAAGCTAGAAAAGCAGTGCTAGTTGCAGAAATGACAGAAGATTTCATGAAGGAAGAGAAGAAAATTACNTCACAATTTGATTCTGACCCACTATTGAAGCTAAAATCACGTGAAGTTGACCTACGTGCTATGGAAAATGAGAGAAAAAAAGATAATGACGAGGCTCAAGTCGAACTTGCAAGAGCAAGATTGATGCAAGCCAAGGATAATTTTGAAGATAAGCTAGAACAGAACGATGAACTGGCTAAATTGCGTGCTGGAGTTAGTCTTGCTAAATCTGGTGTACAACAAGCGCAAGTTATGATAGATGATGATTAATCTTAAGGAGAAAACATTATGATGAACTATAAAAAAACAAAACAGATGGCAGTTCCAAGTCAAAATGTTGTAGTAGATCCAAGATCTAAAACAACTGCTGACCAGGCTTACAACTATATCCCTACAGGAGATACAGAAAAAGTCAGAGGAACTAAAAGAATGCTATCTAACAAAAAGAAAACTGCTACTTGGTACTAATCTATGTGGTTATCGGCAATAAAACTAGCCGTTTCTGCTGGAAGTAAGATTTACGCTAACAAGCAGAGAACGAAGATGGCAATGTCAGATGCACAGCTTATGCATGCGTCTCGTATGGCCGAAGGTAAGGAAG